CTTCCGCAGCTACCACCGCACCTGTGCGACCGAACACACTTGAAACAGGAGCAGAAGCAGGAGTCTGATTAACCCAATTAGTTCCGTTAAATGTTAGTACCTGACCATTGGTAGGGTTGGTTAAAGAAATGCCACCTAAAGAACTAAACTGAATGTTACCACCTACAAAATTAATCATTGCAGATAGTGTCGCTTTATATGAGTATCCTGTTGCAGGGTCTCCTACTAAAATCAAATCCGTAAGCGTAGGAGTTCTGGGAGTTAACTGATTTATCTTCTTATTGGGCATCTTCTTTTATTTAGTAACTATAAGTAGAAGGAACGACACATCTGTTCGCTATGTAAGGTAAGTCTAAGGTAATATCTGCCCGAACTCCTGCTAATAGATCGGGAGTATCCTCAGTAAAGAAAGAAAGAGTAGCACTCAGTCCTTCATCGAACTCAAAAGTCTGTGAACGAAGTTGAGCGATAATATCCTGACAGACCTCTAACATATCACTAAGAACCTCAGTCTCGTTTGTCTCTTCGTGTAGCATCCTATCAAAGAAATACAGAGAGAAATTCAGAACGACACTACGCTCTTGAATCTGACCACCTGTCAAATCAAAATAAAGGGAAGGATATACGTTATCCGTTCCCCGACTTAGGTAATCGGGAAAGTCTCCGAAGTAAACGCTCTTTATCTGTTGGTGTGCGTTCGCTAAGTCCGTTATCGTTTTTACGATTTGATTGAGTGTCATTTTCTTGCTTTTCTAAGAAGACTTTTAGCTTCTTTTGGTTTTTAAGTGAGTAGGTTTTATTTGCCACAGCAACGAGTTATGTTACCTTGGTATTTTTCTTCAAAAGATTTACCTGCACAGCAGTCATCATCTCCAAGCCAAATAGAAGTAGTGTAGGCTTCGTTATCAGGTACGATAACATCGTAGCCATTCCCTGGGTTATTGTAAAGAGGGAACATATTAGTACCTGACTTCTCTTTAAGATACTTAACGAGTCTTTGCTTATAGAACTCTGCTCTCGACTTATACCTATCTGCTACATCTATCATATCGGAAGCACTCGGATTCTCCTGTCCTTCTCCGCTTTTACGGATCATTCCTTTGTTGTAGAACTGATAAGATAACCCCATCGGAAGCTCTGACATAACAAAATAAACCAAACAAGGAGTAATATAAGTATCCAAAAGAGTCGCTTCATCATTGGTTAAGTCTTGGTCTTGAATACCTGTTTGTAAACGCTCGTAGAGTCCTGTACCTAACGCAGGTAGAATATACATATCCTGAGCAGTCAAAATCTCAGGGTTAATCAGTTTATCATCTACGTTATTGTGCAGACCTGTTCTGTCCTTAATAGTCTGTACTGATATGAAAAGTATGTTTCTGCTCATTTTATTTATCTTTCTTAATTACAACCTTACTTACCCATTGATGTCTGCAAGAAGGAGAGTTTACTCCATCTCCCATATTCCACCATCCACCGCCCCTGTCGAATACTGAGTAACCCAATCTCCGAGAAATAGACTCAATCTCAGAACGAGAATAAAGCCTATCTAAACTCATCAGCTTAGCACAGAATGGGCGAGAAGGATGAGCGGAGGTATTTCTTTCGCTCGTAGGTACGATAGACTTCCATTCGTACGAATAGCGGACAAGAAACGAAGTCTTAACAGGTTTATCGATAATCTCAGATAGAGGCTTGGTGAGGCTCCTAACACCCTTAGGATTGATTTTAAGAATGTCCAACTCCTGAAGTTTACCGATACGCTCTTTAACGACTACCAAATCCTCTTTAACCGCCTTAGCGATATCCTCATCGGAAATCCCTTTGTTCTTAGCGATTACATCCAGAATCTTTTTATCGAGAGTATCATCGATTACCTCATCCCGAAAAGCCAATTCTTCCTGCTCCAAATCCTTACCGAATACCTGTCGAGTCATCAAAGTCTTATAGTTATCAACCGATTCTCCGTACTCAGAGAATACCTGAATAACCGCGTCCATATCATTTGAGAACTCATCCGCACCTAACCAAGTAGCTAACTCTTCTTCTCCGAGTCCGTAAGCACTCTTCAACATCTGAGATGCTTGCTCACGAGTTATCTTCCCTTTGTTATATTCACGAATGATTCGTTGGAAGTTCTGCCACTCTCTTCCCTTCATACCTTTGAGATGCTCGTTAATCATCGCCTGAGAAGGCTCAGGAGTAACCGCAGTAGGCTCTGGCTGATACTTAGTCATATCAACACCAATCTTTTCTAAAATCCATTCTTTAGGAGCAAACTGAGCGATAATACTTTCACTAAACTCGTAGCTAATAGGTTCAACAGGCTTAATCGTAAGCTCTGAAGTAACCCCTCTCTGCTTAGCTAAGTTGTTAAATATACCTTCGATAAACTGCTGCTTATCGTTAACGTAAGTATTCTTGAAAATCTCGTAAGCATCCCGAATCTGAGAGCGTGAACCTAAAGCACCAGGAGTAGAGATACCGAACAAATCAGGAGCAGTAATCTGATGCCCTGCAAAAATGTTCTGTTGAATCATCTCATCGACACGACCGAAATCTTCTTTAGTCAAATCACTCGCCCCTAAATCTTCTACGATAGGCTTGCGTGCTGAATCCTGTACGAAAGAGAGAATAAATTTCTTACCATCAGAACCGCTGAAGCGATCCGTAAACCTACGCTCGATATTCCGCTTCTCATCGGGAGAAGGCTCTCCGTTAGGAAGGGTAATAAGTTTACTTGCAGAAAACCCTGTTTGTGCGTTACCTAAAACGTGCTTAGATACTTCTACATCGCTCTCGATATAATTCAGAGAACCCATATAGCCAGGAAGTGCGTATGTATCCAAACCTGGGCGGTACTCTTTAATGTACATTATCTGTTTACCTACTCGGTTTTGAGTATTGTAAGCAGGAATAACCTTAGGCTCTTCTTTTCTATCTGACCAATCCTGTTTATACCAGAACTGCGTATTATCTTTATTAGAACGAATCTTAGTGTAGTCGATATGGCAAATCTCAGCCAACATTCCACCGACCTTACTCCAAATAACTTCCAAGTAAGCACCTCCGAAAATCTCAACATCGCTTGATACTTTGCGAGTAATATCGATAAGACTCTCGTAAGGATTCGGAGCTTTGATGAATAATTCTGCCTGAGCATCTACCTCATCACTTTGCCAACCATTCCCGATGATGTAGTTAACTTTACCTCGCACGATAGCATTATGCTTCGCACTCTTATTGTAAAGACCCAAGAGATAAGTAGGGTAGTCGTTCTTATCACCAAATTCAATATACCCCACACCCTTTTTCTCTCGGTACTCAGGCTGCTTCGCCTCAGCGAAACTTAATATCACAATGTTGTCCATCATAAAGTTGTATAAGTATTATCTGTATTGTAAGATGTAAAGGAATTATCTACATCGCTATAAACATTGAAAGAGCTATTCGTATTTAAGATAGTAAACCCTGAAGGCTGAGTAGCACGAACTACAAAGCCATTATCAGGGTTATGCTTAATGAACCCATCGAAATTCTCATCGCTAATTATCAAAGCACTTTCAGGATTCATCTTAGTTATTTAAGTACACGTTATTGTAAACATTTACATTCAGAAGGTTACTCAAGTTATTCAGTCGCATAATTCCATCTTCTACAAGTCCTGTCGCTAAATCGGGGTCAGTATTAGTAGTAGATGTCTGCTCGTAAATCTTATACTCCCAATCCCCTTCAGGAGAATCCTCAAAGTAATCATTAACATCTATATCGAACTCGTTATATCTTTCCTTGTGCGGACTCAAATCACCTGCGTTTAATACCACAAAAGAGACTATCTGATTGGTTCCACGACTCTTAAACCAAAACAAATAGTTCGGAGTAGTAAGAGTCTGCTTCTCTGTCAGAGTCAGTATAATCGTAGAAGTAGAGTTCTTAGTAAAGTGAATCATACTACTAAATAGATAAATTCTGTTTTTTTCCCAAAAAGAAAAACCGCCTCCGAAGAGACGGTTAATCTACCTACCTATAACGAGCCACGAAAGCATTAAGTAGTAAGACCTGCAATGATACCACTTGCAACCTCAGGAGCGAGTTGTTTTTCGCTACCTGTGATAGTCAAAGTGTAACCACTACGGTCTCCCTGAGCAGTACCAGTTGCAGCAGTACCGCCTGTAACATCAC